GGACTTTTGTTGTTGTCCAGGATCTTTTCTACTCTTGCGTGCATCAGCACTTCTAATCTTTTTCCTTCCTTCCTTAGTTTTCTTCAGACCAGCAAGTCTTCTTGAGGAATAGCACTTGGGTGTTTTGGTTTCACCAGGTTCGTTTGCACAAGGTGACCCATCTGATTGCACCCAACCAGGCTTACCGTCTTTTGATTTTGATTTCTTAAACCAGTTGTGAAGAGTGCCACCTTTCTTTTTCTTCTCTTCCAGGTATTCGGTCTGCTCAGAAACTTCATCAGATTCTTCGTGCTCACTATCTTTCATAAGGTCACCATTAGGCATTACGTGGTGACCCTTAGGGACTTTCTTACATTTTTCATCAGTTTTGCACCAATACTCACCATCACCACACTTCTTCTTCTCTTCTCCCATATAAGAAGCGGCAGCATCAGTATTATGCTCAGTGTCAGTCAACTTTGCCTGCACCCAAGCAGGTAAGTTATCAGCATCAGTTTTTTTGGCAAGTACTCTTGCTACCTTCTGAAGATTATCAATAGATTTTTTGACCTGTGTCTTTGCCATCGACACTTCGTGGTCTTGCTTTTCTTTTGCTTCGTTCATTTTCTTCTTACGACCCTGACAATGAGCACGCTGAGAAAACCCTTTCGGGTTGTCGCAATCAATCGACTTCTTATACTTCTCAGACCAACCCATATCAGGTTACAAACTATTCCTTATTATTTAGAAAACCTTGCTTGAGTAGTTTCTGAAGTTCTGATGTTGACCCAACAAATACTGCATTGTTTGTAACAGTATTAGGTCCTTTAGAAGACACATCTTCTTCAACATCTTTTAGTTTCTTCTGCAAGTCAATTAACTTATCAGTTGTATCAGCAACACTCTTAATCAACTGACCTGCAACTTCATACGCTCTGGGACTTCCTCCTTCGCCAGCAAGTTCCATAATGCCATTGATTGCCTCTTGCCCCTTTTCAATCAATGAATATAAGTTTGCTCTAGTATACTCATAGTCCTTTGAGATGTCAGTCTTTTGCTCAGGTTTTACAATACTCTTTGGAGTATCATCAACCTCAACAATGCTGCTCTCTACATTTAGAGCATCATCAATAGAATCAAATTCGGACATAAGTATTAAATATCAGATTGGTTTGTAGGACTGTAGGACTTGGAATCTCCAAGATATTCCCAAGTTTCACTGAATCCAAAGTCATCACCAGGATCTGCATCAACAGGATCTGGGACAACTGTATATCTCATTTCCCTCTTCGCAGTTTGAGTATTTGTATCAGCATAGTTATCAACGATAACCTTACGAATGAGCCCTTCTGGATTATCTGCGACAGGACCAAACAGATATGTTTTTGCTGTAAACTGCAATCTGTATATCAAAGCTCTTCTTGTTGAAAAATCTCCCTCATAGTCGTCTTGCATTGAGACGCTATTTAAGACAACTGGAATATCTCTCTTCTCACCGATTGATTCAACTAAGTCGATAGTGATATTAAAAGCAGGTTGAAAATACGGTAAGATTTGCTCTACAATCTGAAGAGCATCATCATTCAGTTTTGAAAGAATACTCAACTCAAATCCAATATTGTAAGGCACTGGCATGAAGACTTTCTTCATGTTGCTGTTTCCATCAACAGCTTTGAATGTTTGTGTTACGCCTGTTTTTCTAGTTGAGTCGTAATCAACCGATGTCATCTCAAATGACATTCTAGGTAGAGTTATTTGCACAGGCTTGTTTAAGTCTGCCTGCTGCTCAAGTTTTGCTAAAAACTTCTGAGTAGGTCCATATGCCAGTGGCACCTTCATCTCACTAATAACAGCGTCAGAACTATTCTTATGTTTAATGTTTATATCATTAAACAGAGTTCCAAACCCTATAATAGTTTTTCTAATAATTTCGTGATAGTAATATGTACCTAACATTAATAGTTACCAAATGGATTTGATTGTGTAAAATCTAGAATAAGGTCCGCTTCTTCTTCAATTTCTTCATTTTGCTTGTATTTATCATGCTCAGTATTCTCATCAGTTTTTCTGATTTCATAAGAAGCGCCTGATTTTTGTCCAGTGACGGTTTCTCCTGGAGTGAAGTTGCCACTGACAACGCTGACTTCAAGAGTAGTTGTAGACCTAATCCACCTTTTAACTCTTGCTGTTGTTCCAGACCTGCTTCCAGTAACTATCTCATTTCTCCAGAAAGTGCCGACTCCAACAGTAGCGGCAGTGCCAACAGTAACAGTTGGTGGACCATCATATCCAAATCCTGGATCCGTAATGAAAATCTGAGATATTGTACCTGCAGCAGAAACAATAGCTCTAGCAGTTGCTGTGCTCCCAGGTGATAAAGTTGGTGCAGAAAGTGTAATGATTGGTGCGGTTGAATAACCAACTCCACCATTTGTAACTGTAATGGAAACAACACCCCTTGTCTCTGGTGTTGGTGTTATAGAGCAAGTTGCTGCTGCACCTGCACCTCCACCTCCACTAAATGTGATTGTAGGTGCAGCAGTATATCCTGATCCAGCATTAGTAACTAGAATCTCTTCAATAGATGTTATTCTATTTCTAGTAGTGGTTATTGCTACTGCAGTTGCCGTTGTAAATCCTACTGGTGGAGAAGAAAATACAACTGTTGGTGCGCTAGTATATCCTGACCCATCATTATTCAAGAATACTTGTCTAATATATCCACTACCAATACCAGCAGTTGCGGAAGATGTTGTACCAGCAGCAACCAATGTCAGATTTCTTATGTAACCAGTGGTTTCCATTACATCACTGATTTCATCAACGGTAGTATCAATAACCTCATCCTCATATTCAAAGAGTTCACACTTCAGTTCGTAAACGTAATTTTTTCCTAACTGATAGAAAGGATTTTCATGCTCTACAAACTTAACTTCAAATATTCTTTGTCCAAGTGGGAAGTAAATTAAATCTCCTTCTCTTGGTCTTGTAGAAACTTCGATTTCATCATCATCCATATCATCAAGAAAAACTGCAATAAAATCTTCAAATCTTTCTTTGGAAATAGTTAAGGATAACTCATCTCTAATGCTAACACCAAACTTAGTCATGATGTCGCCAGCACCACCATAACCATCAAAGTTATTAATGTATGCTTCCAGTAAGAAGTTGTCATCAAAAGTTGATGACTGAATCTCTTCAATAATCGTTTGCTTTCTTACAAACTTTCTTGGAATGTAAGTTACTTCTACGCCATAAATCTTGAGTTGCTCATTAATCAACTCCTGTACTAATCTCTGCTCTGATGAAGAGCCTTGTAGAAAAAAGGGATTAAGTGCCATTATCCAATAAAGTCGAAAGGAGGAAGTTCATAATCCATGGACATTCTTGACTGAATATCTGATATTTCTCTCTCAGCATCGTCAAAGATTTGTCTTCCATTTAACTCAATACCACCTGGAAGTTTTACACCATTAAACTTGATAAGATTCTGACCCCACTGTCTTTTAATCAGAGCAGTCAAATATTTTTTCAAGAAACTGTCATTATATATTTGTGTAAATGATGCTGGGTCCAATGCTCTGTAGCAATCGATAATCATGTAAGACCCAACAGTTTGTGCTTTCCAGTCAATATCAAGATACAATCTATCTTGTCTCTTATTGAATCTGACTTGCTTATCTGTAGTTAAGAGATGGTCGATATCTTCCAAGTATGTCTTTGTCATTGCATACTGCAGAAGTTCTACCGAGTTAAAGTAATATAAATCATTCAAGAATAACTGATATTTGATACTAAACATTCCGCCCGATATTGAGCTAGTATCAAACTTGAAAATCTTTTCAATACCAATAACAGAATCTGGTACTTGAATAAAGTTTGAAGTTTCGTAGAAGTTGGACGTAATAGTCCCCAAACCAGGAATATTTGTAGAAGTTCCTGTTGTAGTTACAATGCCAACAGTATTAGAACTTCCACTTTGGTTGGTTGCACTTCCTCTATTAATATCATCCTGAGTTATCTGATATTTCAAATACATCCTTTCGACACCATCATAGTGTCTTTCTTGGAAATACTGAAGAGCGTCATCAACCAAATCATCAATCTGGTCGTCGTCTACATTAATTTCCAATACTGGAGCACCTAGACGCCTAAGACAATAATCAATCAGACCTTGGCGTGTTGATGGTTGTGCCATTAGAATTCCTCAGAAGAAATATCCGATTTTGATGTTTTACGAGTATTTTTTGCTTTTAAAGTATTAACCTCAGTGTTTAAGTTGTTGACTTCAGAATTCAACTCTTCAATCGTTTTGTTTAAAATCGATTGTCTTGCTTCTAATGCAATAACCTGAGAAAATAACTCATATGCTTTTTGTTGGTATACACCAATCAAAGCTTTATATTCTACTTCAGACATACTGATACAAAAAAAGGTAGGATTGCTCCTACCCATATTTATAATTTTTATTTAAGGTATTAGAATGTACCACCATCGATGGTGATATTTTCTAAGAATCTTTCAGACCCTGTGCAAGAAATAACCTGCGATTGTCCAGCACAATCATTGACCCAAAGAGACCCGATTTCAAATCCTGCATATGTAGTTGCTGTTAAAACACTGGAGGACTCTGAAACTACATCTGCAACGGCAATTCTTGATACAGAATCATCCCAATAAACAGCAGCCTTTTTAGCAGAAGCGTCGAAATAGTGGAATACAATACCAACATCAATATTTGCATCAGACGTTGGTGGGACAAGACTACCACCACTATTGACAAGACCAACTTCAATCAGACTATCTTCAACAAGAAGAGTTTCTGTATTAACTTCTGTTTGACTTCCAAGAATAGTCAGATTTCCACTGACTGTCAGGTTGCTGGAAATACCAACATCGCCTGAAGAGTTGGTGATTGTGATTGCAGCAGTGCCGTCTTTTGCCTTAACGTTTGTTACTTCGACGTTTGTAACGTCAATAGTATTAGTGACTGTCAGGACGTTGCTATTGAAAGTTAAGTTTCCGCCACTATCATTGACAGCACCAGAAGCACCAGCAACAAGAACGTCAAACTGTGTTAAGTCTGCTTGAGATAATGTATGTCCTGTTGTAACGTTTAAGTTATCATCAACTGTGACTGTGCCGCCAGCAGAATCAAGAGTGAGGTTACCTGCAGATGTATCAATTTCTGCAGCACCATTTATTCCAAGTTGCAGTGCATCAACAACAGCTCCAGTTGCAAAGGTGCCGATACCTGCAAAGTG